GAGGACATCTCTTTGTAATAATAATTGTGTGCTTTTTTTAATATCTTGTTTTAAATTTCTATTTTCTGTTTGCAGTTTTGCAAGTTGCATCATTATTTGATCTGTCATTTTTTACCTTTCAATACTTGTTCTAATGTTAAATTATGAACTATCATATCTTGCATGGCTTGACCTACCAATCCACCAAATATCATTTTCATATTAGGTTTTAATTTTTTTCTTTCAGCAGCAGTAAGTTTGCAATAATCGTAAAACCATTGGTCAATATTTTTATTAAGCTGCGTTGGGCTTAAATGATCGGCAGTAAACATTCCACCTTGTTCTTTTCTTGTCCATTCTTTTCCTATTTTTTTAAGCATATAGTTTTGTAATATAGATTAGAACAAAAATAGTCAATATTGTGTATAAAATTATTTCAATTTGTGGGTGCATTTTCCTTATCAAAAATTATTGTTGCATTAAAAGAAAAAGATATTCTTTCATCATCTTTATTGGTACTATTAAATGGGTACACAACATGGGATAAATTGTTTGGAAACAAGATCCACTGCCTAACCTCTGGCATCACCCTATAATTAACATCAGCAAACATATTTTCAGATCCTTCAATAAATTCTGTTTGACCAGAAAAATCATTATGTTGTTTAGCATTTTCTGTTGGAATCATTGAATCTGGTATTTGTAAATAACCAACGCAGCTTAAATGATAATTAGGATAAACATATTCAGTATGTCTATGGCATGGATTGTAATCACCAGATTTTGATATTACATACCATGCACTATTTATCAAAATATTAGAAATTTTATGTTTTATATGTGCATTTGTATATGAAGCTATTATGGGGTCAAAAAAAGCTCTTTTCCATTTAAGCATAACCTCTGGTGTAATTAAATATTCTTCTGCAACATGACCGACTAATCTTTCACCCCAATCATGTTGTTTTTGTTTTGTTTTGTCAGCTCTTATCTTTTTTAAATCCTCTTTAAAATCTTTTATAAGTTCTAAAGGTAGTTCAGCTCTTGCCATTGATGAACCAAAAGGTTTAAATATTTTAAAATTAATCTTGTCTTTCATTGTCCTCCAAAGGTGTTAGTTCATATAATTCAATTTTGTAAGCAGCAGGTCTATTGTAATTGCCAAAATGAGATAGTCTTTCTGGCATATCTTTATTAAATATAAAATAACCAACTATTGTAAAATTAAAATGTTTGTCATCGTTTTTAATGATTAAAACATATTTACCATATTTTTCATTTGGTCTAATCAGTAAAAAATTATATGATTTTTTATCTTGTGTTCTAATTTCTATATTGTTTTGAAAGTCAGAATCCTCATATCTTTGCAAATTATCGGTATATGACGCATTATGGTAGGAGTTAGTCCATTTTGCCCAAGAAACCTCACCTAATGCCCCTAAAAAGCCATCATAAAGCTGATTTTTAAGGTTTTTATCATATCCATAACTAAAACTTTTGTTCATTCTTAAATTACCAATAAATCTTTTTTGAGCTATTGTATAAGCTAACTCTACATCATTCGGATCTAGGTTTACTTTTATCATTTAATCCTTTTATGAGTTGATTTACTATTGTTGTGCTTGGGTTAAAATCATAATCTTTAACGCTACAAGCAGAAACTATTATAAAAATTATTAAGTATTTCATTTTTTTATTTTTCTTAAACCATCTAATTGGCTTATTCTTTTTTCGTATTGCTCCAATGTTTCGCCAGAAAAATATTTAAACCAACATTCAGCGCAATAATCTTTAGTTTTTTCAACCACATCTGCTTTCATTTGACATTTACAACAAGTTCTTACATCACCATAAATATTCATTAATTAGTAGCAAAATAAAATATCAATAAAGCTATCTCTACTGCAATAATTGTTTCAAGCATTTATTCATCTTTAAATAAAGTTTTTTTACCATCTAAAGCTGCACATTTAGATTCAAATTCTTCAATTGATTCTAAATTTCCAACAAATGCAGAGGTCATAATAGGTAATTTATAAAGACCTTGTTTTCCCCAATGCGTAGAGGGACTTTTTTTATTAATTTTAATTCCCTCTAGTATAATTTTATCACCCTCTTTTATAGTTATTTCTGAACCTCCAGCAGTTCCCATAAAATGAAAATGAGCTGTGATGTTACCAAATGCTTTATTTAAAATAATTGAACCTTGAACAACACCTTTTAAGACTTTTTTATCAAATTCGTATTCACCCTTACTTCTTTTTACTGGAACAAGTTTTATTTTTTCACTACTCATCTTTCCCTCCTATATTTTTAAGTATAATATGATCCGAATGTAGTATACCTTTATGTATATGTTTTCTGCTTTTTGTTTTATTAGGTGGTATATTTACTCCACACAAATTTTTAGCTGATTTATTATATTCACTTTGAACATCTATTCCTTTTTCAACTAGTGCCTTTTTTACTGCGTTATAAATTGCATCCATGATTGTTTTTCCTTTCCTTTAAAGTTTTTATATTTATTGTAATAGACTCCATTTTTAGCTTTAGACCCTTCAAGAGTATATATGAGCATCAACCTTTTAAGATAATGCAAATCGTTTTTTGTGAGTTTATATTTATCTTTCATTAAAATATAATTATTCCTATTGCTAGACCCACCAAGAACCAAACTATTTCGGATCTATAATATAAACTCCAAACTTTATATTTTGAGATTAATTTATTCATTTCCTATCCTTTAACCTTTTTATTAATTTATATACTTCTTGCAAGTCAAATATTGAGCAAGAACCTACATACTCTATTGATTCCTCTCTCATTTCTTTTTGTTCTTGATAGACTTTGGCTTTGTTTTTATCAATAACCTCAAAATGTTCTTCTTTAAGTTCAGACATAATTTATCCCTTTTATTTTATGTGTTTTGTATCATCATACATAGAACACCAATAATAAAACTCTTTTTGATATTCTTTATCTGATAAAGATTTCCATTCATCATAAAAATCTTCTTTAAAATTATCATCAAATTCTTTAAATGCTTCGACTTTTGTTTTCATTATCCCTCCTTATTCTTTTGTTATTGTTTCATTTTCTTCAAGCTCTCTTATTTCTGCTTGATAGCTTTCAAAAAATTCTTTCACTGGTTTATCCCAATATAAAAGATGATTAAGATGTAAGTTGTCATCATAAACATCAATTACAAATCTTCTTGAATAAACTTTCATTATCCCTCCTTATTAAGTTTATTAATTAAATCTTCTGGCAGATCAATTATATCTTCTTCAACTACCTCTATTTGTCTTATTGGCTTATTAACTTTATCCATACGACTTAATTCACCAAAACCTATAAAGCCGAACATCTTACGACCTTTAAAGGTTTTGGTAAATAACTTATATATGTCTATGTCTTTAGCTTTCATCTTTCCTCCTTTTATTATTTATAAAATTATGCCACTTTTTTTAATAGTCTTTCATCATGACTATATTGATAAGCCAGTTTTTGTATATTATGATCTAAATATATTGATTGACCAGTACAAGTACGACCCCACCAAGTCCCTAAATCAGATTCTAAAATTGGCTCATTTTGGTTTTTCATTTGATTAATAAACCAATCAGAGCAAAGCCAATGTTCAAAGACTTCTTGCATATCTTCGCCATTATCTCTGATCTCTTGTATTTCTTCTTCTGTTTCTACATCATATTCAGATTTAATAGTTTCATCTGATTTATAAAAGTTAATGTAATCCCCTATTGATATTACTTCTTTTTCCAATAACTCACTCACAAGATAAGATTGACAAGTCAATATGTGTTTATCAATAAAATTTCTTGTAATATCTTGCATTGTTCCACTTTCAATATCATTAAAAGATATTTTTGTTTTGTTTGTCATTTTCTTTCCTTTTGTTGATTCGTTAAACATACAATCTTTATATATATTTTGTTCTATAGTGCAAGTATAAAAACCCTAGAGTGTAAAAAAATTAATGTTCACTAAATGTTCTGATTGATT